GACGTAGCCGGCGACGGCGGCGGCAAGCAGCCAGCGCACGTCGAGTCGGCGCATCTCAGGATCCCTCCTTGAGCAGCCGCGTCACCGTCTCGACCAGCTCAGCGGTGGAGAACGGTTTGGTGACATACGCGTCGGCGCCAACCGACAGCCCCTTGGCCACCTCGGCCTCCCGCCCCTTGGCGGTCTCCTTGTTCCCCCTCATGAAGCCTAGCTTATTCATGATCATGTAAGGTACCTTAGAGTTACTGCCGTACTTTCGTTTGAGTTTGGCCTCTAGGAATTTGGGCATTGTTCTCCTCCTTAGTGGACGGCTTGTTGTACTTGTCGGCTTGGGCTCGAGCCCGATTGATAGCATCAGAGACGAAGGGGATAGCACCCCAGAGGGGCTGGCCCTCGGTCTGAATAGAGGCACGCATCGCAGGTGTGATGGTGACAGACCAGACCTCGCTGGGGTGCGTAAGCTGGGCGTTCGGGTTGTGCTCGAGTTCGGCCACGCGATTGGGGTTAGGTAGTTTGTTGTTGAGGTGTGATTTCTCTACTTTCCCACCCCACTGTTTCACGTACTTGGACATGAAATCTGGTATCTGGCGGTCGTACAGGTTCTCGGCCCACTCGCCACCCTTCTTGATATCCTTCATCATGCCAGATGTGGCTCCCTTGGGCATGTCCTTTAGCCTTGCCTCCATATCCCTTATCTCGTCGTACAGGGCTGGGTTGTACTCTGAGGCTTGGGACGCTATCTTGTTCTTCGAGAATATCTCGTTCTTGAGCTTCCCAAAGGCTTCGGCCTCCTTAACCTGAGCCCTGATATGATCCGCAGCAGCCTGACCCACGTAATCCTCGAGCATGTTGATGTCGGCAGTGATGTTGCCGTTGCCATGACCGGTGTTGATCTTGACGTACGGGGGCCCTCCGGTGGCCTTAGGCACCTGATATTCCCAGTTCATCTCTGGGAAGTGGTGAACCAAGTTCCACCGGTCTTGTTGTGTTTTGCCTGTCGTCCACGCTATCTTGTCATACCCCTTCTCCACTGCATCTCGCAGCATCCCCTTCATAACAAGGTCGGGCCATGACGACTTGAATGGGGCATCAGGTATGACCTTCCGGTGGGTTTGGTTGAACCTAGTTAAGGCGTCCTCTGGGGTATTACCTCGGGTTATCTCATACCTACCACGAACCACATAAGTGTCCCCCTCTTTTGTCATCTGATATCCGGGCGGTAGGGGGGAAGATTCAGTTATACCACCGTACCCGAACTTGCGGCCCTCTCTATGCCAGTCGGACTGGACCTCATCTACTAATAGTATATCGTTGCCTTCGGTATCCTTGAAGTCCTGTACACGGCCATGGGCCATCAAGTCCTTGCCCTGATTACTGAAGTGACCTGCTTGATACCCGCTAGCGCCTGACATTTGCTGCTTCCGTCTTTGGGCTATTGTCTCGTTGTATCCTAGGCCTTCTATTTGTGGTGGCGTTGGCTGTGGGAACTTGAATAACACTTCTCTATAGTCCTCCCCGCCTGGGGTTTTGTAGCTAGGCTGGTTGTAGTATGGTGGGTGTCCCGACTGTCTTAGCCTATTCTCCCTATCAATACCCGCTAGTTTATCCCGGTATTGCCATGACTTGTTTTGGTAATCGTAGTGCTTCTGGTTGGTTTCATGCTGCTTCTGGGACCACTCCAAAAAGTCGGGTGTCTTTCTTATTTCGTTGATCTTCTCGGCCTTAGCGTTGAGGTTCAAATTCCATAACGCGTTGGCTTCGGCATCGACGGGTGTCGTCCCCCTACCCGCGTAGGTACGGAATTGCTGATACCCCCTGGTTCTGGTCCAGACACCCGCCGGTAAGGTACTGCCCTCATGTGGGAGCATCACGTAGTACTCATTTGCCTTGTACCGGCCACCAAGCTCGGACCCCTTTACTGTCTTGTAACCTGTAGGTAATTCTGTTACTACCTGTGTCTTGGACTGTGGGCTATATTTCCTAAAGTCCCCGGCTATCGAGGCGGGCTTTGGTACGCGCTTAGCGGGTAAAGACTCCCGCATCAGCCTAAGTTCGTCTGGCTCGTCTGGTAAGGGTAGAGGGGACTGGGGTACGTGGTATTCGTTGGGGAGCCGTGTCTCCTCCATGTGAATCTGGTGTGAGTTTATGAAATCACGTAGCTCAGTCTTCGTGACCTTGGGGTGGTCCTTCAACCATGCCTCCAACCCCAACCACTGTAATTCCTCTTTCTTGACTGGCGCTGACTTCAGCTGTCCTAATAACTGCTCGGTACTGAATTTCTCCTGTGGCAGGGACTCTATCCATTTACCCGCCTTACTGAAGAACCCTCGTAGCCCACCATACGACCCCTCGAATCTTTTACCTATGTTAGCCAAGCCGCCCCCCGCTGCAGCGAAGATAGCACCGGGACCCTCGGCACCAAGGTAGCCAAGGCCCGACGCTTCACCCAAGTCTACCACGTTCGGGTTCTTGTGTGCAATGCCGGGTAGGTACTTCTCAATGAAGGGGTCGGATAGACCGAGGCCTCGCGCTATTTCCTTCTCATCCCCCGCTACTATTCCAGGCCCAAGATGTTCCGCCTGCGCTCGGGTCGCGTGTGGTCCTCCTTGTCGTCAGTCCCAATACCCTCGAGTATGCGTTGAGCCCAGATCGCCTCCTCAGCGGAGCCACGGGCAGTCGACATAAGTGACTTGATCATGGTCAGACGGGGTGCGGTGATCTCCAAGGTGGCGGGGATACCCAAGCGGCCTAACTTCAGGAATGGGAGGCGAATACGGGTAGGTTTGGGCTGGGCTGCGGTCTCGGCGGCTTTCCTTGCCGCTACGGTGGCCTTGGTGTCTGGTACGTCCTTCAGTGCCTCCTTGAGCTTCGACCCTACCTCCCCCCAGTCAACCTTACGTGGGTACTCGGACGTGACGGGGATATCACCCAACTTGCGGGTGACGGTCGGCTCGGGGATACGAGATTCGGGGATCTCAGGCACCATGGCACTCTTGCCTGAACCTTGTAGCTGGCCTGTAAACTCTGGCATATGGCGGGGGGTGGGTGTGCCTACGGGCTCAGGGGTGGGGGGTGGTTCAACAGGGGTGGGTCTAGCCCTCTCCATCAAACGCCCAGCCCCCTTGGCTGAGGCAACGTCTAGGGCTGTGGTCGCGGCCAGATTACCAACCGCCTTACCACCCTCACCAGCAGCAACACGCTCGCCAAACTCAGTAGCACGAGGGCCAACAATGGGAATAGCGGAGATAAGGTCGGCGGAACGGGAGGCACCCAAGCGAGAGGCGACGGCAGCAAGGCCAGCGCCGGGGAGGCCACCCAAGGCAAAACCAGCATGAACCATAGCAGTACGGGGGTGGCCGGTGATAGGTGGGGACTCGACGGAGGGGGTGGAGATGGCCCGACCAATAGACTCACGACCCTGACGGATAAGGTTCATGATCCCCTCCGGGAATAGGGAGAGGGTGTCGGTGATAGGGGCACGGGCTATCTGGCGAGCACCAGAGACGAAATCACGAGCAAGGCCAATGGGGACCTCAGCGGCACCAGAGGCAGCGTTCATGACGGTAGAACCGAGAGAGGAGGAGGTCATAGGTGGTGGCTCAACCCCCGGCTCAGGACGGGCGGTACCAGCCTTGACCGCCTTCTGTCGAGTACGGGCACGTAGGGCACCCTCGATAACACGAGGCAGGGTAGCGGGGTCGGTACGGGTATCGATAACGAAGCTCTCGATCGACCCATCCTCAAGCTGGACCTTGACCTCCCGACGGTTGGGTGGTAAGGCTGGGGTGGCCGGTGCTTCGGGTGTGGTCTGTGCCTCGGGCATTAGTGGTGGTACTATTGGTCTACTCATTACTTACCTCCTGCTGGGGTCACTCGACCCCCACGGATAACAAATTCGACACCCGGAGCCGCCGGGGTGGTGGGGGGTGGTGTGGTGACCACTGGCTGTGCCTGCCCACTCACCTGCCCAATAGGACGTCGTAGGTTCTGCTTGGCCTTGTTGATAATGCCACGAAGCTCGTTGAACTGGGTCTTGGCGATGTCCGGTGCGAGAATGGACTTGGTGATGCCGGGGACGATGGAGTTAACACGCTTGATATCGCCCTCAGTCAAGACACCTGCCTCAGCGAAGACACCCTTAGCAAATACCCCGGCGACGGCCTGACGGAGGCCTGAGAGAGTGCTGACGGCCTCGATATCGGTCGGGTCCTCGGAGACCAACTGGCTGTAGTACTCAAGACGGTCGACCAAGTAGGTGGCCGTATCCATCTTGCGTATGATATCCTTGTCGGTGGGGGAGATAATCATCAAGTTACCCACCTTAGCCAATACCTCGGCACGGACAACCTGGGGGATTTGGGATAGATTAGAGACATTGCCCTGTGCTACACCCTGGACATAAGCCTCGACAGAGCCCTCACTGATGCCAGCCCGGATCTGGGCCTCTTCCTTGAGCTTCTTCATGTAGCCGTCATGCCCAAGCCTCTCGTATAGGGTGGACCGCCCACCATTATTTCTGGCATTGGCCTCGGCTATCTTGATCTTGGCCGCAATAGCCTCCTCCCCCCAAGGGTCGAGAGGGTATGGGGCCATGGCATTGCGGTTGGCTACTGCCGTCTGTGCCTCTATCAGGTCCGGTCTCTGCTGTTCTGTCTGAACCTGGGCCTCGATCAATGGTACTCTAGCCTGATCCACCCTCGTCTGCGCCTGTATTTGCCCAGGTCTTGCCTGCTCTGTTACCGTCTGTGCCTGTATCTGTGGTACCCTTGCTTCATTCACCCCTGCTTGGGCTAGTATCTCCCTTATCCTTGCCGGGAGCATGTCATCCCTTTCCTTTATCCTGCTCATCGCCTCCTGTGCTGCAGCCTGCGTTCTATTCTCCTGCGCCAGACGTAACTTGATCTCCTGTTCCTCCCTCATCTCCTTCAGGCGACGTGCCTCCAGCTCCCACGGTCCAAGTAGTGCCTCCCCCAGTCCGGCATTCGGGTCCCCCCGCTTTCGAGCCTTCAACCCTGAGCCGAGGCTCCACATGAAGTTGGTGAGCAGGTTGCGGTAGACGTCAAGCCGCGAATCCGCAGTGGGGGGTAGCAGCGGAGAGGCGGTAGAGGCTCCCACGATTTCAGGGCGGGGCAGAGAGGGTCGAGGAGTGACCGCTCCCTGAGGGGCTCCAGCACCCCCCGGACGGTCCGGATTGAGTTCGGGCTCAGACCGGACTTCCCCCAGTTCAGGATCTTGATAGACTCGTGATTGCGGTGCCATTAGACTAACCCTCCATCGACGTCCCAGCCCGGATCGGGTGCGCCACCGGCAAGGACGGCCTGACGTAAAGCAGTGAGAATGCGGGTAACGTGGGGCTGGGTGTTATTCAAGCTCTGGTCAGACACCAACCGCTCGTCGGACCCACCCTCCCTGAACTTGGATACCAGCCCCTTGTAGTTGGCGTTCATGGTGGTCAAGGCATCCCCCATGGCACGAGCCTCGGCAGCGGGGAGTTGGGCCAAGGCGGTAGGATCGTCGGTCGGGAGGATACCACCCCATGCCTTCCAGAATGGCTCCTCGATATTCTTGACGATGGTGTTAGCCTCGTGGTGGGCCTGAGACTTAAGCCAGATGGTAGCGCCCAAGACGCCAAGTCCAGCCGCGATGGTCCAGGGGTTGGTCAGTAACCCAATAGTAGAGCCGAAGAAACCTTGGGAGGCGGCAGTGGGGGTAGCAACGCCACCAGCAGCGGCCCCAGCACCACCAGCAGCCCCACCAGTAGCACCGGTCACCGCAGCAGCACCGGCAGGACCAGCAAGGGCGGGTCCACTACCAGCGGCCAAGGCAGGGGCGAGTTCAGAGCCGAGGGCCGAGGCCATGGTGGACTGGACAGAGGCAGAGAGGGCAGTGTTGCCGATAGACCCACCAATAGCACCCACCACGTTAGGACCACCAATGCCGAAGACCTTGCCGAGGCTGTTGGTGAGGTACTTGAGCACCTTGGGGTCGGTGATGGCCTTGCCAGCAGTACCGGCGAGGGCCGAGAGTATGATGTTCTTGAAGCTGGCGGACTCCAGCCCTCCCATGGCACCAGCGGCGGACATAGATTTGTCGATGCTGGCCCCTACCGCCTGCATGGCCTGATTGCGGTTGGATAATAGCGCGTTGTAGTCGTTAAGCTCGAGGTCACTTGCTGCTTTGGACTGGGCATTGGCCAGTTCGGACTTCAGTGGCGCGAATCCCTCGACCATGGCGGTCTCGTTGGCAGGCAACTCTCCCCCGTATAGCCCGCGACGCTGTAGGTCCGTCCGTAGCGTTCTGGCCGCTGACTCGTACCTGTCTTGTAATCCGGTGGTGGCCTCTCGCGCTAGGGCGGTCCGGGTTACGTCCGGCAGTCCTTCGTTCCTCCTCCCTATTGCCTCGTTATACACCGGGTTGTTGAGGGCATAGCCGCTGATTGTCTCCAGTCTATCCTTGGCATTGCCGGTGAGGTTCACCCCCACGGCTGGGTCCGGCATGACCGGTGGTCCACCCGCCTGCTGGTTGGTTTTCGGTTTTGGGTACATTATCGGCATCACACCCTCCTAGCTCAGTAACCCGTAGGCCCTGAGCCCGTCGTTGACCTGTTTCAGTTTTCTAGCCAGTTGGTATATGTCGTTCCTGATCGTGGCCGCATCGACAGAGTAGGTGGTCAGGTCCGTGAAATTTGCTATCGTGTCGTTCGTGCCACCACTGGTTACGTTATTGGTCAGATTTGCCCCGGATGTTTGCTGCCCCGCAGGACCCCCACCAAAAAAGGAGATCTGACCACCACCAGTGCCAGTAATGGTAATACCAGCAAAGGTAGGGCTCGCAGCAGTGTGGATATCCTGAGGGATAGAAATCTGAATAGTGCCCGGACCATTGGCAATAGAGACACGATTGGTGGTACCGCGAATAGTAGCAAGAGTAAACTTTCCATCACGACCATTCCCTATGAGTATCTCCCCATTCTTAGGGGGTTGGCCATTGTAGGTGATCAGGGCACCGGGGAGGCGGATGCTGCCTGATTTGTCGATAACTGTGGCATCGTTGTACCGGTTACCGACGTTGAGTAAGGATGCACCTAGCTTAGGCATTAGGACCTCCCCACTCTCTCACCAACCAGCGTGATACTGAATAGCTTGAAGTTCTGACCCACACCCGGTTCTCCACCTCCACCACCTTCTCCCTCATCTGCCGCCGGTACTGTTATCTCCGCCGTGATATACCCTATGCCAAACTCCAGGTCTTCCATCAGGGGGTAGATGCGGTCACGGGCATCGGTGTCGTCCAAGGTAACCGTACCGGAGGTCAGGACGTCGCGGGTGGCAACCCCACTAAAGTCGATGGTGGCGATAGGGGAGCCACAAAGGACATACAGGCATCCGGCCCACGTCCTCCAATGCCCCTCGGTCGGGGTGGCGTTGTTGGGTTGGACGTACTTGAGCCGAACCTTGAGGGCTGGGTCATTGAGGTCGGTGGCGTCGTAGGTCGTGCCAAAGTCGTAGTCCAAACCAACCAAGTGGTAGATGTAAGGGTCAGGGCCGGTGCCACTACCGGTTCGGGTGATAGCGGACTGGCTGGCGGTGACGTAGGTACCACCATTGATGTTAGCCCCCATAGTAGCTGTCTGGTTGTAAGGTCCGCCCTGAATACGGACGCTGGTATCCTGAACGGGATCGGTGATGACACCGTCGAAGATGAAGTCCTCGAGCTCAACAATGACCTCCTCATTGGGGGTAGAGGATGTAGCAAAGCCGGTGGAGAAGAACTGGGAGATAATATGATCAGGATCGGTGACGGCACCCTGAATGACGGTGATGGTACCGGGGGTGCCGACAGCGCCAGAGGTACCAAAGTCGGATGAAGTATCGTTGACGGTGACGGTGGGGTTGGCACCGTCGTCAAGACCGGTAAGCTCGTACTTGAAGCTGACGCCAGTGTCGGGGAACCAAGAACGACGAAGGAGGGCACGGGAAGCAATGTCATTACCCAAGACACCACCGAACATGGAGTTGACCGGGAACCAGACGACCAGCTTGTCACCACCCACCACCCCTGTCATGTGGATGGCATACTGGAGGTGACCAAATAGGGCACCGCCGAACCCGTCGTTGAGGGCATCGTTGATACGGAACTCGAAGTCATCACCATCGTCGAGGTTGGTGGCGGAGAGCAGGAACTCTGTCTCGGCATAGGTGGGGGTCTGCTGGTCCGTGGTTAGTACGGCCCCACTCACCGGCAGATTCTTGGTCTTGTTCCACCACGTGGCCGTCGCGGTGTCGTCGTGGCCAACGTCTAACCAGTAGTTCCAGAGGGTGCCAAAGACCTTCAACCTGTCAATGCGAGCGGTGGTGAACTTGGTGAGGTCATGGGTGTGGATGTTGAAGATACCACCAGAATCGGGGGAGGAAGCGGTGGGGGTGGAGGAAATGGTACGAGCGACATAGGACCAGAGGTCGTTCTCAGGGTCGTTGAAGCCACCCGAACTGGCATCGCCGGTAAGCATCGGCTTGTTGAGCCAGAAGGAAGCAGGGATGTTCGAGTCATACTGCCGAACTATGACCGCCTGAGAAAAAGTAAGAGCAAGATGGAACTTAGGGGTATTGACCCGAAGCTTGTAGTAACCGGCAGAAGCAGAGGGGTTGAAGGTGCCTACACGGCTCTCGGGGCGGACCGGGTTCTGTTGCTCCTGAGCCAACCACTCCAAGGTGGCAAGGTCACCGTCGACGGAGTGGGTGAGGGTGACGGAACCACCACGGTTAAAGACGGAAGAAGAGACCTCACCGGTAGCACCAAAGAAGGCCTCAGAAACAGAGCCAGAGAAATCAGCGGGGTCGACAAAGATGGCGGTACTCTCATAGGTGGTATCCGTGGTATCGGCAAATAGCCAAGGGCCAGTAAAGTTGAGTACGAAGGGTAGTTTGTAGAGTGCCATTTGAAATCACCTTGCCCGCTTTCACGATTACAGCCATTACAGCCAATCGATACGGACCGCCAGACGGCGAGTGCCCGCATCCTCCCGGATATAGTACCATTTCTCAACCAAGTTAGTACCTATCACCTTACGCAAGAAGGGGTCAGTCTCATTAGCCAAGATCGAGGTGTAGGTGGGTGTACCCTCATATGGGTCCTCGTCATGTAGTACCGCTATATCATCAATGTCAGTGGCATTACGCTCAAACCCGACGTACTCGACGCTACCGACTTGCTCAGGACGGCTGGGGTCCATGACGGGGGCAAGCATGAGGTCCATACGAGCACCGAAGTTGGTCCCACCATCGGCCCAGACGGTGTTACTCATCTGGTATACGGCACCAGTATTGAGAGATAGGAATAGCTTCCATGTACCGGCGGAGACCTCACCCGTCGCGATATAAAAGGCATCGGTAATAGGCCATGGGACGTTCCACTCACCACGCTGCAAGTCCAACACCCTCAGAATCTCGGCACCACCGTCACAAAGGACCAGCCAGCGACGATCGGCATCCTCATGGACGGTGATGCTGGCTTGGGTATGGTCGATGGTGGCAATATCGTCAATAATGTCGGCAGATAGGTGACGGACCCCTGAGTTGGTGGTCATCATGCGGACGGTGTTGGAGGTATCTAGCCACGTGACAAATCCGAAGGTAGCGCCACCTTGGGCGGAATCGGAGTCGAGCTGGGAACAGAAGATAGTAGCACGCTGACGACAGCCACGCTTCTTAAGTAGGACCCCGATGCGGAAGGTATTAAGGGAGTCACCGGCAATGTAGTGGATATCAGAACCAGTGAAGACCATGATCAAGCTGATGTCGGAGTCAGCAAGGACACCGAGACCGAAGACCTCTTGACCGAAGGGCTGGCCGTTCTGCTGCCCTATGACAGGGAAGCTCTCCTCGGGTACGCCAACCGAGATTTCCTCAAGTCCACTGTTGTGAACCATGTCGTTCTGGAAGGTCCAGATACGACCAGCGGATAGGACAGGACCCTTGGAGGCGGGGGGGCGACGGTTACGGCCTCGAGTAGGTGCCGGTGCTGTCCCCTGTAACCTCGGGGTGGAGGTCGAGGTAGTGTCGAAGTCATTATCCTGTATGGTCCACGTGGCACCACCGGGGTTGGCGATGGGAGAGTTGGACAACTCGAGCCAAGGTCCATTAAACGAGCCATCCTCAGAACGATAGATATGGACCTTATCCACCTGAGTATCGGTAGATTTGGGACCAGTGACGTCCCACTTACGGTTAGCTGCGTTGGTGGCAGTAGAGGGTAAACTAATATCTGAAACGTGGCCGGTGGTAGAATTCCCATAGGCAAATACATAGGTATGGCCCACGACGCCGGGGACATTACCTGCTCCCGCATTACTTATGGTTGGTGTATCGCTATCGGTAGGCCCTGCTATCCCCCAGTTGCTGACCGTCGCCCCATCCCACTTCATCATATTCACCCCGTTAGCGAAGAAGAGGTGGTTATTGGAGACTACGAAATCGAAGGGCTCGGTGCTGGTCGTATCGGTGTGGATGAGGGTGGTCCCGTTATACACTCGGCTCTCGGTGGCACCGGCATTGGTGACCGCGAACATGGTGTAGAAGGTGCCATTCCAACGGGACCAAGTGAAGACACGGCGGACACGAGAACCTGCACCAAACTGGGTGGTGGAGTAAAGACCGGGGAAGCCGGGGCGCTTGGTGAGTGGGCTGTCCTTCTGGGCAAGGAGGTTGTAGCCACCAGTGAAGTAGGGGGCAGAAACAGTAGCGATATTGACCCGCGTCTTGTACGGGATCGCCATGTTATCGATAACCCGAGGTATGGTCTTGTCAGAGACGGCCATTAGAAAACCCCAGGTAGGTAGAGGGAGGGAGCACCAATGCTCTCCTCAGGGTAGACGGTATCACCGATGCCACTCTCCTCGGCATCCTTGACCATGACGAGGCTATCATAGAAGACGCCAAGCTGGCCGGTATACTGGACCACATTCTTCTGGAGGACGGCGGTACCGGCACGGTCGTCGTTGGCTAGACGGTACAGCATCCAGAGGATACCATTGACAAAGACGTTGGCATAGTGATCGGGGAAGACGATGGTCGAGGCGAGGTTGGTCAGCTTCAAGGGCGTCAGCTTATACTCACCGTTGATTCGCATGGTGAGGCCGGACGGCACCTGTACGGCGGACTCAAGCCGGAGCTTATTGACCTCGTTCTCAAAAGAGATAAGCTGGAAGTTGGGCCACGTAATCTTGGAGAAGAGGGAGGGCTCGAGGTGGCGGGTGACGCGAAGATCACGGTACTGGTTGGGGGTGGAAGAGGTGAGGGTGATACGGGCAAGTAGCAAGGAATGGAAACGAGTATCAGCGGCGTCAACGGAATAGTCCTGAGTAGAGTCGACGAGGGGAATGGCAGTCAATGGGGTACGGGTCCACTTCCACGGGTATGCCATCCAGATCATGGAATTAAGCTGATCGACGGCCAAGGCGGAGATAGTCGAGATGGGGATGCCCTTAACTATGGACTGAGCGTGGTTGATAAGCTCGGCGTAAGTATAGGTCGATGGCATCCCCGTCTCCCCTCTCTACTGATATTGGTTCTCGGTCGTCTGGACGTTGCGGATTGTCCCCTTCTTGGTCCTCGCGAATGGGTCGGGGTGTAGATCCTGCTGCATCTGGTCCAGTTCGTCCGTGGTCATGCCCACCTTACCCTGCATGATGCGGTCCTCCAACTCCTCCTCGGAGATGTTGAGTGCCGCCATACGCTGACGGATGGAGAGGGCCTGAGCCATGGCGGGGGTGAGGTAGGTACGAAGGACCTTCTGACACCGGAGGCAAAAAACCCGTACCATACCGTCCGAAAATTCCTGGGTGGCGCTCGCCTCCTGATTGTCCGGCTTGCGGTGGCCACAATTCGCCTCCCGCTGCCGTCGAGCCACCTCGTCTTGCTTGGCCAACATGACCATCTGGTTGCGTCTGGTTTCCAGCCTCTTGGCTTCCGCCTCGATTTGTTTCTCCTTATCAGGGTCCCGCCTGAACTCCTTGATGAGTTCGAGCAGGTCACTCTTGGTAAGGGCAATCATGACCTCACCGTTGGCCTCAGACGTCTGGGCCTGGACTTCCGGCTCCTGCGCCTTATCCGGGTCCTGTGACTTGTTCTTGTTGGACATTGACCTTCCTCCTAGACCGTAATAGTGGGATTGACCTTCTGCTGCCACCGCTGACTGGGGGTGGCGATATCGAAGGCCTTGACAACTTGGGGCTCAGTCAGGTAGCCATCCGAGATAAGGGCAGCTAGGACACGCCTCCACCCCCGGATCTCAGACTCGAACTTTTTCTTCTTCTTGATGGAGTCACCGTCAGGGACTATGACGTCCTTGGTGACCATGATACTGAATTCTGGTATCATCCCCTCGTTGATGCGGCCACCAAGGTTGATCCCGCTCTCCATGCCACAGATGAAGACAATATCCTGAGCGAGGGCGGTGTCGACCAATTTTCTGGCCTGACCGACGGGGATGTAGATGCCATACTTGGTGGGGTCACCCTTGCTGAGTTCGAAGATGAGCTTGGGGTTGAGGGACTTGAGCTTAGCGATGAAGGCGTCGACCCTCATGGCCCTCCCCATCTGTTTGCTCTTGTCCCCCATAGATCTCTCCCCGTCCATCGGGTTCGCTGCTTCGTCCTCTTTCTTGATCGCTTCAGTCGATGTACGAATGAGGGTAGCCTGATTCTTCTCGTTTATGGCGAAAGTCTGGAACTTCTTCCTGTCCTTCATCCTAAAACTTGATCGAGCCACGCTACCCTCCCTATGTCCGGACAATGACTATCTCTAGTCGCCGGACGAACGTGAAACTACCAGCACCCACAAGGTATAAGTGAAGCTCGGGTTGGTCCCAGCTATCGTCGCCTTATACTTGATCTTTCTGGTGATGATAGTGTTGGCATTCAAGGCACCACCTGTGTCGGCGATTACCGACTCGGTACCTGCCTCGCCCCTCCCCATCATCGGCTGGATCTGCAAACGGCGGATGGCGACACCCGTCATCTGAGCAAACCTTGCCGCTGTGTAGAAGGTGGTTCCGTTGTCAGGGGTCACTTGGATCGCCATATCCAGAGTCGGTGAGGTTCCGGATGCGGCGGTGACCTGAAGATAGAAGGCATAGGACTCGCCAAGCGGGATCTCGATGACGGCACTCGTGAAAGTGGCCACCTTGACTTCCGCTGAGGCCAGTCCAAACCCTCGTGGTCTTAGGAGGTTAGATTGCATGTTTCATTCCTCCTTATGCTACCTTCTGCATGCTGAAGTGGTCGAGATAGGCGGCGTTCCCGGCAAAACCCGCCGAGAAAGTGCCCGTGACCACCAAGCCGAGAGTTGCGTTGCCATCGGGGTCGACCGAGGATATGTTGTTGTCGATAGCGGCCCAGTCGGTCCAAGTGGTGGTTGAACCGTGGACGCCATGACGCGACATACCCGAGATCTTACCCGAGGCATCATCGACCCAGAGAATGGCCTCGATAGCCCAGAAACCTGAAACCGAGTTGACGGCCACCGCGCCACCAGACTCGATATCAGTGTTGGAACCGGGGGTGAGGGATGTCCCCCACTGCAGCTGAGGAGTGTAGTTGGTGGTACCACCACCAGTGACACGCCCAAAAGCCGAGACGTGGATCTTTCCCATGCGAGCCAGAGCAGGGCCAGTAGCGCCACAGATCTGACCAGCAGACGGGAAAGGCAGGATGACGGCCAACCCCGCCGCGTCCTGAAACACCTTCTCGGAGGTGGAAGTACCGCCGAGGTTGAGTTCCGCCGGTTTTCTGCTTGGGGTAGAGATAATTGTGTTCATGTGCTCTCCCCTCCCTTAGACGATGCTCGGATCGGCGTAGATGATCTTGTAACGGTAGACCACCACGTCGAGGAGCTTAACGGTGAATACGAAGCGATAGCTGACCGCAGCCCCGATCTTGCCTTCCGGGTCCGCAATGCTAGGCTTGCCCATGATGACGTTTGTCTTGAACGCCTGACGCTTGGGGTTCTTGACATTGGAAGGACCGCGACCGGCGAGGTCAACGGCTCCAATGGCACCGGCACCGACCACGTAGACGTAGTAGACGGTGTTACCATTGACGGTAGCAGTAGAGACGTTGGTGCTTTCCATGATCCGGCATCCACCCGCTTTCCCGACCTCAGCGTTGATGATGGTCTCGGGTCTGGTATACTTGCGGACGTCGATCCACCCACCGGCAGTGTTGTCTGCCATCATATCGTACAAGACATAGGGGTGGGCGATGGCGTGGAACTCTTCACCCTCGGTATCCGTCTGGCTGCGTCCGGGGACATCTTGTCCACGGAGGAGAGCTCGGACCTGGAGGAAATCCGATGCAGCCAGATAGGTACCGATGGTGTTCACAGAGACAGAGGCAACGGCGGTATCGAGTTCCGTACGGACGATGGTGTCAGTAGAGAGACCAGCACGGTAGCCCAGCCACGAGGACATGTTCTCAACTGTGGGGCTGATGTCAGTCTCGAGCAGAAGGGTGGACGCCGTGATGAAGTCACTGTACTCATTCACGGTAGCGGAGATGGTGGTCGATGCATAGCCAAGGCTAGCACCTACGGCACCTTCAGCGCTCGGAGTCGTATTGGCGGATGGCAAGTCGATCCTGTACCACTGGATCGTCTTCCCTTCCCTTAGCGGTATATTGTCAGGTTCCGTCACTGCCATGAAGACGAATTTCTTCATCAACTGGTCAAGCTGGCGTCTCCTGTAGTATGCCGCCGGGAAATGGGTTAGACCCGGTGAGGTCGTCTGCATCCCTGCTGGAGCGTAAGGCATTAGCGTATACTCCTACAAGAAGGGAGCGATAAGCTCAGTTGGGATGAGAGGTTGACCGACTTAGCGACCATGGTAAAACGAAACACGACCATCATGCGGCAAGCTTAAGGCAACAGGGGGTCTAAGATCAAGACCCCCTTTGACGGCGGCAAAGGTAGGGTCAACGTCGATTCTGACCCTGACGGAGGAGGAAACGACGCTCCATGTAGACCTTCATGTGCTCAGCGGAAGGCAAGTTCTCGTACTCCTCGATGGTCAACTCGCGATCTCCGAGGCGCTCACCCCGGCGAGGAGGCCCACCAGTACCGGACGATTCAAGGGCGGCACCACCCCGGTCAACGGGGGCGGCAGGGGCGTAGGCCCCACGGCTGGGCTGAGCGGGCTGGGTCGGGGGCGCTCCACCGTATTCATCGCGATAGTCGGCTGGGGGTTGCTGTCCGCCCTCCTGTGCTGGGGCGGGTGTCATCTTGCCCTCTCTCACCATCTGGCGGAAGGCCACCTCCATATTGTGAGCGGTAGGCTCGACACCATCGTCCCTCAACCGGGTGAAGAGGAGGTCGGCGTTCTCAGGGGAGGCCGGGAACTCTGGGTTGTTGGCCAAGAAGTCGGCGGAGTTAATACGGTCACGGACCTGAAGGGAGGTGTCGTAGGAGGCATTGAGGGCACCCGCTGGGTCGTCGAGGCCCAAGTATTCCTGCATGATCATATGCAGAGCCGCCCGTGGGTTCTTGGCGAAGGTCTGGTAGTAGGCCTCGTCGTTCCAGCTTGATCCTACTGCCTCGTCCTCGCGGTAACCACGACGGGTATCCTGGGGGGAGGCGTAGGCTTGAGGGCGACCCTGATTGAGATAGGCGGAGGCGGCTGCATTGACGGCCTCGGCGGTAGGGCCTCGGAACACTAACCCGTTGGGAAGCTGGACCTCGAAGGCAGTACCGGAAGGACCACCACCAGTCTGACGAGGGGCGGTCTGGCCGGGGGCAGGCCCAGGTTGGCGTGGTTGGGCCGGGGCTGCAGGCCTTGCCGGTTGGGCTGGTGCTGCGGCTGGTTGGGGCTCAGCGTCCCCAAAGTCGAGGGTGGCATCGGGACCTTCCATTATCCATCCACCGCTTGCCGCGACCTGACTTGGGTCGGTCGTGTACACTGTTTCCTCACCCTGTCCGTCGTCTTGGACATCTGGGGTGAGGCTGGGATCTTCTATTTGTCTACTCATTGACCTATTACCTGACCTTTCTTGTGTTACAGTATGCCCTCGTTAAAGGGGCTTTGGTTGTGGTTTGTTGCTTCATCCTCGTCGATGGGGATCAGTCCCCCCTCGACACCCATAAACTCCTGAATTCTACGAGTCTGGTCGCCGTCGTCGTCCAACTCACCCTGAAGCTTGCGGTTGACCTCCCTCAGCACCTCGGTACGGCGCTGGACGGCCTCGTTGACCCTTGTCTGGACGAAGAGGAGGCTGGCCTCAGCCTCACGCCACCGCTCGACCAGACGAACGAGGATCTGGGGGTCGGCATACTCGGCAGTCCTGACCTTGCCAAGTGCCTCATCAGCCCGATGCTCGAGGTCATTCAATAGGCGGACATAGCCGGGGGTGTTGGCTAGTGCCCCGTAGTCCCTGCCCGCCTTGAGGATCTCAGGGGTGTCCTTGTCAACGCTGAAATCAGGCGTGTTGGCGGTGACCTCTGGCCTACGCTTGATACGGTCGATGATGGACGCTACCAGCCCTATCTTCTTCGCTGCTTTCATTGTATGCTATACCTCTGCCCCGACGACCGGGGGTTGGACTCGCTGCTTTTGTCCCGCTTGGACTTGCCCTCTGGTTCGTCCATCTCTTCTTGTGTCTCGCTCAGCCGACTGTCTATGAACTTCATCAGTAGCTCGAACTCCTGCTTGCTCAGCTGCATGTCCTTCAGTCTCGTCATCCTGTCTTGCTGGAGTGCCATATCAGTCTCGGCCTTGCTCGGCTGCTTCTGGGCCAGCGCTTCCTTCTCTTCCTTCGTCATCTTGCGCACCCAGTCGAACTTCTTGTTGTACCCACTCGCGTCCATGAACATCTGCATCATTTCCTTGAAGTCGACCGTCATGCCCATCATATTCAACTGGGCCTGAAGTTGTGGGTTGAGCATGGCCTGTAAGGTCATTGGCATCAGCTGTAATAGTGCCGCCTTACTCTGCATCTTAGCAGCGGCTCGCATCTGAAACTTGACCTTCGCCCCAAACACTAGTATTGGGTCTATCTCTTCCCCATCCGCTGCTTCTATCATCTGGTTGGGGTCCAAGAAGCGTTGATTCCAGTCGTGGATGTCCTGAAGGGCAGGCTCGATGGCAGTACCGCAAATGTTCTCAACCAAGTAGATGATACGGGAGGCAGCGGCCTGACCCATCAAACCGGCCCCGGTCGCCGTCTTGGCAGCGGGGTTGGAAGACGTACCCACCCCCAACACTGCCATATCACTGGCCCCTGTCGCCTTCTGTACTCTCATCTGGCTGGCCTGTGCTTCGAGGTGGCTGTTCTGTGTCGCGTTATCCGGGTACTGCCTGATTATGTCGTTCTTGGGGTCGTCGCTCTCCGCTACGCCGCCCGGTCTAACTCGAAGCTGGTAGAGGGGGGTACCACTGCCTCTCTTTCTGACTGTTGTGGGGTGGAGAGAGAGACTGAGTTCATCCAAGCGTGCACCAAGCAATCCTTCCTGTACACGTTGTTCAGGTTCAACCACATCAGTAATCGCCATTGCGTAAAAGCGGTCAAGAAGATCTGCGTAGAAGGCGTCATAGAAGTTAAGTCTCCCAATAGGGTGAGGTTTGTTGTAGACGATGGCCTTGTTGTCAAGGGACCAGAGAATACGGTCCTTGGTGAAATAGAGAATAACACGAATGCGCTGAGCGGCGGGGTCGGCAGAATAGGAGGTCCAAGGCATCCAGTTGGCACGACGGGTGGCCTCCTGGTCAGACATGAAGCTATCGGCCTGAGACATGGAGTTTTGCTGGCTCATAGCCCAGAGAGTATGAAGGTCGGGCATGCTCTCGTAACCGGGGCACTTGGACAAGGCGGCAAGCTCGTCGATGTACATATAGGACTCGAGGCAGCAGAAGCGGCCCTCGGAAACGATGGGGGAGGGGCAGTTGGGATCGTTATAGAAACGGCGGAGAGGCACGTAACGCAAGAAGGGCTGGTTGATGTACTCCTCGATGACCTTCTCACGGATGGTACGGTGGTAGCCGGGGGCGGGCATGTTCTGGTAGACACCATCAATAGGGTTCAACATCCTCCGTGTCTTGGGCCTGAACTCCGGTATATACTGAAGGGCCTTACGTACCTCGTAGTTCCATCCACTCATCATGATACCGTTACCGTAGTAGAGCATGGACTTGGACACACGACGGACGGTCTCACGGGGGTTGGAGTCACCAAGCTGGGCCTGAATGGTATCCCTGACCGACCTCGCCGCTGCTGGTGTCGTCTTGCCATAACCAACAGCCTCGAACCAGTCAGGGGATGGGAATAACCCTTGCATGACGCGAGGTAGTATGCTCTCAATCTGCTCGAAGGCGACCATGACCGAGACGACGGCACGGGGGATCTTGGTCCCCTCCCAGAACTTGGGCTGCTTCCAACCGGTATACAGTGCATCCGCTATCAACCACCGCCAGTCGTGGTTCTGGTTGCGGTAATTCGCGGCAGAGTCGAAGTCCGCCCTCACTATCTTGAGTGCTTGGTCATTGCTCAGCTGCTCGAACGGCATCCGGATATCACCCGGATCGGGTAGTTGCCCACTGACCTCCTGATTTCTGAGGTATTGAGGCGGTAAGTTGATGTCATATACCGAATTACGTCGGCTCGGGTGCTCGTATTGGTCCCTATAGTCAGGCATTACAGTGCTCCCGTCATGTTGGCATGGTAGTTAAGTTGTTCTTCCACACCCGTGCCGAAGTAGTCGGCGGTAGGCCCGTCTGTGGAGTAACGGGGCTCTTTGGTCACAGGGTCAAAGCCTAAGAAGGTGCCTCGAAGCTTGAGGGGGTCCTCGGGTGCCTGCTTCAACTGTGGTATTGAGGTCCGGTGGTCTACCGTCCCCCCCTCGGTCTGGCCTTGGTCAACGAGCGAGTCGAGGAAGTCCTTGAACTTGTACTTCGGGAACTTCGTGATCTCGCGGATGATGTGGGGCATGTAGGGGATATCGTCACTAAAGTAGATGAGGCGTCGGTTAAACCAAGGCTGGAGGCCGTAGAAGATGCGGTTGTCCTTGGCGATAGTGTTATCACGGGGTATATAGACAATGTTGAGGAAGACACCGCGTAGCTCCATTTCTCGCTCGAGGTAAGGTTTCATGGCTTGGGCATGGTGGGCCTCCTCGATCTGAATAACTAGAGGGGACTCGAGGGTGGAGTAACGGGCGTGGAGGTCGAAATAATAGTTGGTGATAACGAAGGGGGTAGGACGACCAACAAGGGCCTCGAAGACGTACTTACGACCGTTACGAAGGTGACCGACCGTGGTGATGGCTATGTTGCAGGCCTCGGGGTCCTCTTCCATACCCGCCAAGTCGACCGTGGTCTTCATATAGGCATGGGGTCGGATGGTCCTCTTGTACTCAGCCTTGAAGGTCTGGATTTCCGAGGCACGGGCCAAGCTCATACCAGTGGTAGTCGGCTTGAGCCTGTACTGGCACGAGAACATGTAGTCGCCAATATCCTCCCATATCGCCTTCAGTTCCTCCCACGGGAAGCGCTTGGGCCAGAGAACCTTGAAGGGACGCTTCCATAAGTCCTCGTCGGATATGGCCTCTTGGACCGAATCACGGCGGAATACCGACCAACGGACAGGATCGCCCCTACTCGCCCTCTCATCGTCCTTGTCTAGCTCCTCACAATAAAGGTCCGAGTTGTTGTAGATGGTACCCTCAAGATCGACCCAGCCACGGGTAAGGGGGCGGTCGGGGACGGCAGGACCACGCTCGAGTAGGGGCATGGTGTATTTGAAGTGGTCCTTGGTATCCTGCAGGCCACCGGGGGTTTTGACGTTCTCCTTGTCCACGATATCGGAATGCTTGATAACCTCATAGTGGGGGCCGGCCACAACCTTGCCTATGGATACGACCCTCATGGTCGGTTCCTTGAGCCACTTCCTTCTCCTATTAGGGAGGGTGAATTGGTCCTTGCTCCCCCAGTCACCTGTCTTTTCTGCCGCTGGGCAGAACTCTGGAAATAGGAACCGGAACTTCTCGTTGAACCGGTAGTGGTTCTCAACCTCCGTTATCATATCTGCGCCCTGCATCGATGTTGCGACGCTCAAGGCAATGCGAATATCGGTGAAGTTGATCTGCCACTGTATGCTGTGACTGATCGTGTTGACGGTCGTCTTGAGCGTACCACGGGGGTCTAATAACATACGGAACCTTGGGCCGTCAAGATACCAGCAAGAACGGCCCAAACAGGTGGCGGGGCAGGACTCGCGGCTGGGGTCTGCGTTCTCCTTGGTGTGGATAGCACAGATCGGCTCGGAGAAGACGATCTGGAAGGTGTTGTGGTCCATGTACTCCTCGTGACCACGAAAGGCCTGAAGGTGGCGGGCGACGGGGCCATGCATATCGGGCTCGACGTCGGGGTACTGGAGGGCGTTGTTACATAGCCAGATGATATCTGTACGGGCGAGTTGACGGTCGTGGAGATACTCCTGACAGAAGTGGATACGAGCGGACTCGTGCATAGAGGAGGGGTCCTCGGGCAAGGACGCGGCCTGGACCCCCATATCAGCGAGGTGTTGACTAGCTAGGATCTCGTCTTCTGTCATAGTAAGTACCGGTAACACAGTCAAAGTCTAGGCCATTTGGGTCTAGGTTATGGCCAGAGGCACAAAGGTTGACGAAGGTCCGTAGGTCCTGAGTAGCGCGGGCCACCCTCGCCTCGACTACCCTGAGTAGCCTTATCTCCTCCTCACTCATCCTATACCTGAGCTGATTTACGTTTGTCTCCTCTGGTGCCACCTGTCTACATCCCTCCTTAAGTCCTTGACGTCCTTCCTTGTTTCCTCACTATCCCCCTCTACCTGCTCGACCCGGTTGACCAGCTTACCGTGGTTGTAGGCGAAGATGAGAACCGAAATGAGAGTACCTGAACTGATAAAGAGTACCATCCAGCCGACTGGGTCATTTTGCATTTCTCCTCCATATTGCTTGACTTACCTGACGTTGATTCTGGCCCTTGCTGGCCCTTTCGATATCGTCTCTGCTGTGGCAGCGGTTAGTGGGTGTGGGTAGGTATATGGTACGTAGACGTCATTGGTCCACGTGTCGGTTGAGGTACACTTGCCTAACGTCCCCTGTCCTGTGTAGATCACCCCTTGTGTTGGTACCGCCGTCCGCCACGAGCCCCGATCTGTCCTCCAATTTCCTCTCCCAGTCGGGCACGTGCCTGGGTTGCTAGTTCCAATAATGACCCCACTACCGGTCTCATCCCACCAGTCATCGTTGTGCAGTATGTCCATACTGGACCCACCCATCTTGACCGCGTTGGTGGAATCACAACAGGAGGGCTGGGAGGCCACCCCACTATTAGTGTTTAGCCATCCATAGGCAGGTTCCCTTGCTTGAGGCTGAATAGTGCCTGCGTTGGTGGACCTACCCGATCCTACCTGATCCCCACAGTGCCGGCCATTCTGACCCATGAGGTTCTCGTCGACGTTGCTCGAGGCCATACCGTCGCAGTCTTCGTAGGCACCACCGATGATTACCGTATCACTACGGGTATTGTCCATCAGGAGTACACCAAACGTCGTACCTGTGGTCTGGTTCCCCCACGCCATGTAGGTCCCACCACGGATCTTGATGCTCCAGTTTTGTGAACCATTACCTATGAACTTGTTGCCGTAGATCTCGTAAGAGCGGCAATTACGGTTAACCGAGTCCAAGCTGTGGGCCTCGATAAAGAAGCCACCACCAGCCATGGCAGAGGAGGTGAAGGTGTTGTATCGGACGACGAGGGTGGCGTCCAACGTACAGTCAACCACATTACCCCAGAAGCTTAGGTCCTCGTAGAAAGTGTTGTCTTCGACATAGAAGACACCGGTCTGATCGGCATTACCGATCTTGCTAACCGGCGTCCAATCACCCGTCCCCTTACCCTGTGCCTGAGCACGGGCGTTGATGAACTCGTTGTGGTCGGCCACAGCGGTAACGACGGCAGGCTGAGTCTGGGAATTAGCAAAGACACCGAACACGCCATAACCACCATTGACCTGATCGTGCCACAGTTTGTTGTGGTGAGCACGCTGGTTCTGACCAACGAGCAGGACCATGGCCGGGGGGCGGGACTGGGGGTAATCGGCGTAGGTGGACTTGATATAGCAGTCGTGGATAGACGACCCTGTACCACTGAGGTTAAACCCGTCATAGTCGAAGTCGAAGCTAAGCGTCCCCACCCCATTCAAGCATACGAACTCTATCTTCTTACCTGAGTCACTGATGGTCTGACCCATGGTATAGTGACAGGAGGCGGCAGCGGGGATACGGACGATGGAATTAGCACCGGCACCACCATTGGCAGAAGAGACGGCAGAGGCCATGTCGGTGGGGGAACATGAGGCTGCGGTCACGGTCTCTGCCCAAAGAGAAGGGCAGATTAAAGACAGACTTAACAGAAGGGACAAAATCAGATGTTTCACTGTGCCCTCCTTATTGGACTCCACGCAAAGTTATTCCGCCTCTTACCGTTGTTACTGCTACCGAGTTCTCGTTTCCGATCGCGATGAACGACCCAGGGGTGAAGAAGGCTGCGTAATCGGCAGATATCCAGTCAGCCGACCTAGGGCTGGTAGCAACGACTAGGTCATCCATCTTGGCATCGGCTGGTTGCTCAAACCCCGAGTACTCGCGGCGACCAATAAGGACGTTGGCGGTAGCAGAGGGGATAGAGGTGGGTGCCCCACTAACAGGGGTGGCTGCATCAGACCCATCAATGTACAGGTGGATGGTACTCATATTAGAAGCAACCGAATCAAACACACTACAGATGCGGTACCAGACGCCAGCGGTCACGTTGGTGGATGAGGTGATGGTGTCACCCGCCCCACCACCATTGTAGTAGAAACGAGGCACCGTGGCCTCTAGGTCCATAGTATAGGCACGGCCCCCGGTGTCCTTGTCCTTGGAGAAGATAATACCGCTATTACCATCACCAGAGCCGGTAAGGTTGAACGACACACAGATGGTGAGGTCGCCCGTAATCTGAAGAGCAGCAGGGTTACCGAGGGTTACGTACTGGTCGGCGGAGTTGTCGAACTCGATCCCTCCGTCGAGCTTACCGGCTGTGGCGGTTGGGGTATTGACCTTGGTCCCATCCGCATTGCTGACCGAGAAGTCACTGACGTCCAAGGTGGTGCCGTCTGGGAATGGGAAGAATGCCTTGGTATTGGTATCAAAGGCATCGCCCTGAGAGCCGCCCTGGAATGTGGTAACACCGGCATCACCGTAGCACATGTAAATGGTGGTGACCGAGGTACCGAGGGTGACCTTGACCTTGGCCTCTAGCTCCCCTGTCGCCGCCACGTACCGGACGAGGACCCACTTCAGTTTGGTATTGCATGTGTTGTCGCTGCCGAAGGCAATATCATCACCATCAGCCTGAGTAACGTGTTCCCCACCCCCGGTCTGGTTCAGGCCCGATACAGTTGCGTTACATGGGGCAGAGCCATTGAAGCAGACGGTGATGGTGAAGTCGGTAAGGGTAGAGCCAACAGAATCAATGTCTACGGCACGGTAATAGCCGTAAGCAGCAAAAGCGCTGGGCGGGGCCAGCAGGAGGAGAAGAAGGACTGTGGTTAGTCTAGTTATATATGACATAGACCTCCGCATCGTCCTGCGCCGGGTCGGTGGCGTCGGAATCGGCCTTGCCGGTAGCAAGGTAGCAGGTGAGGGCTGTATCAAAGGCGAGGTTAAGGTCGACGGCACCACCCTCCTGAGAGGCGGGAATGAGCACGCTGTAGTAGATGGCGCTCGATCCGGGCGTAGTGCTAGCTGCGGTGAGGTTGGTACACTTGACATATACACCGGTCGTGGTATTGGCGTTCGACCCTGTTATGCTGCACAGTGTACCTGATGATGCCTTGATCTGTGTCTCGTCGTCGTTGTTGGTGTTATCGGACTTGATACGGACGCGGGATCGGGTAGTGCCGCTGCAACCGTCGACCGAGGCCTGAACACGATTCCAATTGGAGCCAGTCCAAGCCATCATGAAGGCACCAACGGCGGGAACGGTGGGGTTAGCGGTAGCATCGGCCAAGGCAGCAGCGGGGGGTAACTCACTATCCACGGTGGCGTTGAGGTTGGACGCTGTACTCTGGCTGACAGTAGCAAGGATGGGGGTCATGGAGGCGACACCTTGAACAGTAAGGACCCCACCAGCGGCGGCACCGGCGGTACCAGTACCAACTACCGTCTGGTTACCTGTGGTATCGGTGATGATGTCCTGGGTGTTGCCAGACCCGTCCTTGCCTGAGATACGGAGGGGGACACCAGCGACTGCGGCACCATCGGCGGTGAACAAGGCCCCATTCTGGTCGATATGGGTGACATACATAGCCCCGAAGTTGGTACCACGTGCCGACACGTTATCGCCGTTAGCATTGGTGACAGCGCCGGGAGTATCGGCACGGACTAAGTTGAGCGCACCACCGATAGGGTCAGCTGCAGCTGCGGCGTCCTCGGTGTATTGAGTACCACCAGCGCAACCAGAGTCGCATATGACGTTCAGGGCACCTGCGCCGTCCGATACCGTTATGTTACCGGAGGTGACGGTGACGGCAGAACCCAAGGCCGCTGCTGATTTGTCACCTGCGACAAAGACCTTAACCGAGCCGGTGCCGGAGTAAGAGGCAAAGACCATTTGAACATAACGGTAGCCACCAGCAGTACCATTAACCGTACCGGCTGACGTCGCGGTCTGGGCGGCGATGATGTCGGCTGGGGAGGCACAGGTGGAGGACATAGAACCCTGAAGCTTGACGGTGCCCCCTGACACCGTACCTACTGGGTTCTCCCATCGGAGGGTCCAGTAGAAAGTGCCGACGGGGACGGGACCCATACAGGTAGAGGAGGTGGAGGAGGAGAAAGTGGCGGAGTTCTCGTACGGGGCCTTGACGGTGACCGTACCGGCCTGAGGGTAAGCAATGAGAGATGACAGAAGAACCAGAAATACTAACAGAAAAGCCTTGAATCTCATGATTGAATCCTTCCTTAATCTAGAATTTTGACCTTGATATTTTGATCTACCTAGCAGCCGTCCGCGTCGCCGGGGTAGTGTTTTCCTCTCCTCGCTGCCCCCATGGCCATCACCCCTTTAGCCGAGTTCCCTTTTGGTCTTGCTGATAGCTGACCCACCAACGCCTGGAACCTTGCCTTGTTGGCCAGCGGCCCACCCTTCTTGCCCTTTGCTTTCATCTTCACCTTTCCACCTCCCGAGGGCCTACCACCTTGGCGGAGGCCCCGAACTCGACCCGTGTACGGTCCTGTTGGTATGCTGTTGTTGATTGAGTCCATGATCGTGGCCCCTACTCCCCGTCCCTCGTGGTTTCCTTCTTTTGCTCGACCGTGACCGTTGTCGTCTTCGTCTCCGTCTCAGCCGGAAGCGGACTCTGCTTGAGGTAAGCAGCAGCACTAACGACACCGCTGAACCCTGTGATGGTGAGAATCTGGTGCCAGTTGAGGGGGTCACCTGTCGCGTTGGTACCGATGGTTGATAGGACCGCAGTCGAGGAACCTGTTACTGCTGCAGCCGCGAGCCCACGTAGCCAATGTTTCCAATTCATACCTACTCCTTTGTATCTTGCTTACCCTGAATGTACCGACCTTTCCAGTCTGGTGGTACGGCGTTGACTAGTATGTTGACCGTTTTGCTACCCGCGTCTGCTTCAGACCTGAACTCACCAATCCCCTTCATTACCGCGATCCCCACCGAGGCCTGTCTATATGGGTCCCTCGTGCACTCCAGCCCAGCCTCGATAGCCCTGACAGACTTGCGCCTGATGACTCGATGGTATACGGTCTGCTCGAGGTCGCTTAGCGCTGTGGTATTCTCCTTTATGAAGTCACGCCATATGCGGTCGACTGTGGCCTCGCTGACGTCCAGCTGCATGGCGATTATTTTGGTCGGCACCCCCTCTGCCTTAGCCTCGACCAGCAGCTTCCGGGCTTCGAGCGTCAGGGTCGATTTCCCTACTACCTCGGCATCCACCAGCACGAATGGCTGGGCCTCGTCACTTTCGAAGTCTTCTATCCTTAGGCCTACCGCTGTCTCCTCACCCATACACCACCTCCAGCCCTGCGTTGTGGATCAACCTCTCCCTTTGCTCCGGGCTCATCGCATGCCTGAACTCCTTGTCCTCCTTTAGCCGCCTCATCACCCGCTTCTGTATGACCAGCCGTACTGCGGCCACGTCTCCCCCTGTGTAGAGGTGGGCCACGCTCATTAGCGTGTGTAGTCGGGCCTTGCGGTCTCCGTTGAACATCCTGCTTACTCCCCCCACCGTCAGTCCTGTATCCCTTGCGATATCGCTCATATTGATGCCCGGAAACACGAAATCCCCCGTATATATCGGGGTCCCATCCCTGTGTCTAACCACGCCGTCCCTGTCCGGCGTCGGGTTTTGTACTAGGTACTGGTCCGGGTCCTCTTCGTAGGCCGCTATCTCGGCGTCGACCTGGGCCAAGGTGGTGCTACCTGCCTTGTGTTGATCGATAAGTTTTCGAAACTTCGAGGCATCCATGACCGAAATACTACCACGGGACATTAAGGTCTGTCAATATCGTGTCAATGGACCACTTGTCGTAGTCAAAGTCACCCCATACCTTTGTGGGGCCTGTAAAAACCTTCGCACCTTTGGTTCCATGCTATATGGGATAGTGAGCTTTACGAGGCAAAGTGCTTTGGGTCCTATCATCAACTTTACGCCATAAAGGACCTAAGCAAGCAAAGGGCTTCGAGCGGCTGATGTGGTTTGTGGCGTTGACTAGTGTGTGAACCAAAGCACATGGTCGGACCGAGCCCTCGTACGCGCACGGTAGTTGGTCCGGTAAAGCGCTTTGGACCGAACAGGCGTCTGGTGTCCACGGGCGGACATAGGACCGCGATCATCCCGACTTTGTGCCACAAAGCGCAAGGGGTCGTATGTGAGCCGAGGTCGCACCACAACCGCTTGGGGTGTCCAAGTGTCTCACCGGCGGACACCAGACAGGCGACCGGTGCCACGGGCTGTGGTGGGCCGACCTCGACATACGACGGGTTGTGTTGCGTTGGGCTCGGCTGTGGCATCCGGCTTGCTACGTATAGGGTGGGGCCGGTACTCCCGGCCAGAGATAGGGGTGAGGGCAGGGCAGGCCGAGCTAGCTCCACCCACAGGAGAGCACACCATGGGTAGCAAGAAGACACAGACGACAGCACAGAGCACGGACACGAACAACAACGGCGACCTCGTTATCAGCCGCAAGTTCCACGGACGATTCGCGGCATTGCTGGCGAATACCGAGGTCAAGTATCGGGCCGACCTACTCGACACCGTGTTCCATGCCGGACTCAAGGCCATCGAGCGCAGGAGGAAGAAGGCCAGTGGCCAGAAGCAGGCAAACGCCATCGCCCTCCTCGCCGCACAGGGCTACAAGGTCGAGAAGATCGGGTAGTGGGTGAAGGGTCTGCCGGGGGGGTCATTCCCCCCCACCCACTTTGGGTAAAGTAGGAGGTGAGGTGACGATGACAGTACAGAACAGGACCACTATCAAGGTGGAACTGGTAGATGAACGCGGTATGGTGGCTGAGGTCAGGGAGAGTGAGCTCCATGAACAGGAGATCGCTATCTTGATCTACGCCATCGAGATGAGCAAGAATGGAAGGTACAGCAACAAGGACAGCGCATCGGTGCACAGGGCACAATGCAACGGCCTACTGAAGAAGATAACAGGGAGGGACTGAAGGATGAAAGCAGATGAAGTCGAGATAGGGAAGACCTACCACATTCACACAGGGAGGCTGGGTATCACAAGGATCAAGGTGACGTCCATCTACGTACCAAGATCGAGGATGAAGGCCAAGCACAGAGAGGAAGATGGCTACTTCCGGTCGTACGGGCAGAGTTGGCGATTCCACGGCACAAACCTCAAGACAGGGCGGGACATAACGCTCAAGGTCGCGACCCACTTTGTAGGCGAGCACCTTGACGTCGACTGTCCCCACTGCGGTTGAGTAAGGGACTTGACACAGCGGCCCGAGGTGTGATACAATGGACCTTGGGCCGCGCACTGGCCCACTGGAGGACTGGATATGGCAATGGCACGCGGTAGACTGGATGACAGCACGACGATCACGCCCCGAGGTAATGGGGGGCATCGGTACGAACTACACCTGAGCGACGACCTCAACGACCGGCTGATGGAGTTCTTCCACGGCCAGAAATACCACAGCACACCAAGTGACCTGCTACAGGTCATAGTCAGGAATGGGCTCAAGGTGCTCATCAAGAGGAAGCTCAAGGCACAGCGTAAGGCGGTAACCGGGTAGGGTCGGTAGGACCTAGTGTGGGGTGTCACAGCCCCACCTGCCCTTGGAGGTGAAAGGATGGGAGTTAGGACACTGTACGAACTAGGCCGAGACGTAAACGGTGACAACCACTGCTACGTCGCGTGGTTTGAACCAGATTCCCGAATCGAGATTGTCTTTCTGGGCATCGATGGAAACAAGAACCGACAGCTCTTCCCTAGACAGACACGGGCTCGAAATTCCGATCAACGCTCGGGTAAACATTGAAGAGAATCAAGTTCTGAAAATCAGCTGGAAGGAGGGTAAGAATGAGAACAGATAGGAGGATCGAATACGGGCCAAGGGTCATTGTGGTGAAGTCGATACCACAGCAGGCCCGAGAGGCGGTAGAGGTATACCAGAGTTCAAGGAGACTGGCACGGAGGTTAACGGTGGTACTAGCGGTGTGCGAGCTGCTGTACGCCGCTGTGCTGGTCTGGCGGTGGGTACGATGACGGCAGGACCAAGGCCCAAGGTCGTGGTGGTCGAGGTGGCGGTCGACCTGACTGAACTCAGGCAGGCCATCTTCTTTGTGGAAAGCCTGTACCACATCGGAACACTGAAATCGTGTGGAGCGGCAGACGCCCACACTCATGCAGGGTGGACAATGCAAGCACTACAGAAACTAGAGCAGAAAATAAAGGAGGCTGTGCGTGAGAACGAAAAAGGACCAGAAGGCGAAGAATCAGAGTCAGGCACCTGAGCGGGGAATGACCTTCCACCACACAAGCAAGCTGGACACAGGTCATCCGGGGAGTCGGTCTCAGGACGTACCATCAACCATGATTGAGAAGTTCCCGGTCGCTTGGTACATCGAGATCTGGACGAGCCTTGAATGGGCTGACTGAAGGGACTTGACACGAGGCAAGCGACGTGTTACAATGGAACCACGTGGCAGCATGCCGGGTGAGGTAGGTCAGGGCACAGTGGGTTCGACTCCCATCCTCACCCTTGCCCCAGAGAGGGGAAGTTTAGATAAGGAGAGTAAGAAAATGGGAATGACAGTGAAACATGACGCAAAGAACAAGAAGCTCATCATCGAGATCGACGCCAACACGACGAACCCACCGAGGAGCAAGGGGGGAGAAGGCAAGACGCTGATTGTAAGCTCGAGCAAGGGGAACAAGGAGACCGAGGTCATGGTGGACGGCAAGCCGGTGTACGTGGGGATCAACGCCTACATCTACGCCGACTAGGGCCAGAATCCAGAACACCAGAACTCTGGAGGCGGGGCTGTGACTGTCCAGACAGGGAACCAGCCCCAAAACAAGGACCGACCACAACCAACAGGAGACTGTGATATGAGACTGTTCGTAGGCAACACACCGCACTCAGCAACAGAGGATGAGATAACAGAACACTTCACCACGAGCAAGACGACGTGCGTGGAGGTGGAGATAGTCAGGGACCACCTGACAGGACACAGCCGGGGCTTCGCGTTCGTGGAGATAGACACGGACCAGACCCCTGCCGCCGTGATCGAGAACTTTAACCACAGCAGGATGAAAGGAAGGGTGCTGACGGTGAACCACGCCAACCCGAAGGTGAGTAAGGAAGCACACAAGGTGATGGCGGCTGAGAGCAGACGCGAGAAGCAAGAGTTCCGACGCTAGGGTGGAGGAGGCTGTGGCTATAAGAATGAAGCACAATCCCAACCAACCCAAGCAAAAGACGATATTCGTCGGGCCACCCAGCCCGGAACAAAAACCAAGCCTGTGCTCAAGATGCGGACAGCCGGTGGGCTACAGGTACAGGGTGTACGAGAAGCACCTTGATAAGGAGG